GTCTCAACTTAAAAATGTAATCAAAAAATGTTGGGATGAGGGTGGCGATCCGTCAATGGTAATGCTTGGCTCATTCAACAAACAAGTTCTTTCTGGTTTTACAGGTGGATCAACTAGATTTGACCCAGCTGAAAACAAAAGACTTGTAGCTGCAGTTGATGTTTATGAATCTGATTTTGGTGCAATGACTGTTGTTCCAAATAGATTCTCAAGATCAAGAGATGTGTTTGTTTTACAACCAGATATGTTTGCTACTGCTTTCCTAAGAGATTTCTCTCTTATGAACTTAGCGAAAACTGGAGACGCTGAAAAACAAGCTCTACTTTGCGAATATACTTTGGTTTCTAAAAACCAAAAAGCAAGTGGTGCAGTTTTTGATGTAACTACATCATAATCAATTTAATTATAGGGGGAGCAATCCCCCTATATTCAATTAACATTTTTGTTTGGTCTTTGAAGATTTTTTTAAAGTCGGAACGAAGCAAACTTATAAGGAAAAAACATGAGAACTTTAAACGATTATTTTTTAGAGTGTCATTTAGACGATGTATCAACAGCAAGTACAGTTAGAGTTGCAGTGCCAGATGGTGGGAGAGTAATTAAAATTACTTCCGTACTAGGTGGAACAATTGCTACAGCAAATGCAGTATGTACTGCAAAAATTGGTACAACAAATATGACTGGTGGAACTATTACTATTGCACATAGTGGAAGTGCCGCAGGTGATATTGACACTTGTGAGCCTACTGGTGCTAATAACGTAGTTGAGGGTGATTTTATTGCCATCGCTACTAATGGTGCATCAACAGGAACTCACTCTGCTCATTTTACAATTGTTGTAAGAAGATAATTATAGAATTTGGGGGATCTTGCCTAGCCGGTACTTCCCCCAAATGCACAATAAAATTTAAAAACAAGTAAAGGAAAATAAATATGCCGATGGGAAAAGGAACTTATGGGTCTAAAAAAGGTAGACCTGCAAAAAAATCTAAAATGAAAAAAACAAAAAAAATGAAAAGTAAAAAAGGAAAATACTAATGGCTTATAATTATGGATTATTTCCAATTAAAACACAGAAAGTAACATCTAGTGGATCAAGCGCAGCAACATCTGCAGGTATGCTTTCTCATACACAATTTGTAAGACTAGTTGCTAGTGCTAATGGCCATGTTGCTTTTGGTGGATCACCAACTGCTACTACATCATCTATGTATATACCTGCTAACGATATTGAAATAATAAAAATTAGACCAGGTGAAAAAGTTGCTTTTATAGGAAGTGGCGATTTGTACGTTACTGAGTTAAGTGGCTAAGAAATTTAAAGATTTTGTAGCACATGAACCTGTTCATCACAAAACATCGATAGGCAGGAATCCTAGTCTTTGTAAAATGAATAAAAAAAAACGAAAAAATTTTAAAGCTTACAAGGGTCAAGGGCGATGAGTAAAGTTGTTGAAAAAGATGGTTTAGTAAGTGAAACTTTTATTGGCACAGAAAAAGGTGTTGTCCAAGAAAGAAAAGTTGATCACAAGCCAATTTTAGAACACAATAAAAAGCTATACACTCAAAATGATGGTTATAGTGCTGATAAAGGTTTAAAAAGAGTAGCATCTATTCCAACAATAGTTTTAGAAATTTGGGCTAAAGAATACAACAAAGATCAAAATAATGGTAATTGGTTTGCATTACCCAAAGATGTCCAAACTAAAATTTTAAAAGAAAAATTAAATAGTTCTGATTATAGATATTTTAGAACAGCACCAGGAAGATTTTAATGGCACTTACAAGTTATACAGAATTAAAAACGTCAATTGCTAATTGGTTAAATAGAAGTGATTTAACTACAGAGATTAGTGATGATTTTATAAAATTAGTAGAAGCTGATTTTAACTCAAAACTAAGAGTTAGAAAAATGATAGCTCAAACTAGCTTCACAATAGATTCTGAAACTGAAGCTTTACCTACTGGGTTTTTACAAGTTAGAGATATTTATATTTTAAGTGGCTCTACAAAATATCCTTTACGTTACATGACTCCACCACAAATGGATCAAGTAAAAGGAACATCAAGAACAGGGCTACCTTTAGCTTACACAATTTTAGGTGATACTTTTAGATTTATGCCTAAACCAGATTCTAGTTATACGGCTTATATTAATTATTATAAATCGTTTGATGCTTTATCGGACACTAATACGTCAAATTATATTTTAACAAATCATCCATCAATTTATTTGTATGGTGCTTTGTTTCATGCTTCAAATTTTTTAGGTGGAGTTAATCCTCAACAAGTTCAAACATGGCAACAAATGTACGCTACTGCTATGGAAAGATTAGAACAAAACGATAGAGAAGATCAATTTAGTGGATCACCTCTACAAATAAGAAGTGAGGACACAATTTCATCACCTTTTAAAACTTTAAATGTAACTACAACTAATTCGGCTTAATTATGCAACTACCTTTTGGAGAATGGTTACCTGATCAACCTGATCATCTAAACCCTGGCTCAACTGTAGCAACTAATGTGTATCATGCTCAAAGTTCTTATAAGCCAGTTAAAGGTTTGGTTTCTTATAGTGGTGCATCTAATGTAACACAAAATGCAAAAGGCGCAGGAAGTTTTAGAGATAATACAAACGCAGTTTTTACATTTGTTGGTACGAAAGATAATATTTATAAATTAACAAGTGGAACTTTTACAAGTGTTAAAGGTAGCTTAACCATAAGTGGTGGCGATACTGATTTTTTTACATTTACTCAATTTGGCCAATACATAATTGCAAGTAATGGAGTTAATCCTCCAATGTATTATTTAATGGGTACTTCAACTAACTTTGCTACGCTACAAAGCATAGCAACAAGTGGAACTGTACCTAGTAAGTTTAGAGTATCAGGAGTTATTAGAGATTTTTTGGTAACAGGTAATATTGAAAACGCTAAAAATAGAGTTCAATGGAGTGGTATCAACGATATATCAACTTGGGAAGCTGGTATAAGTTCAAGTGATCAACAAGATTTGCCAGGCTCAGGGGGTCAAGTTGTTGCTATAACTAGTGGTGAGGTTGGATATGTATTTAGACAAAACCAGATTATTAGGATGGACTTTGTTGGTGGTAATACAATATTCAGATTTAGTGTAATCTCTGCTAATAGAGGAGCTGTCTATGGCCAAACTGTTTGCCAAGACAATAGACAAATATTTTTCTACGCTGATGATGGTTTCTTTCAAATTAATGGTGATCAAGTATTGCCTATAGGAGCTGAAAAAGTAAATAGATTTTTTGAAAACGATTTAAATAAAGCTTACACAGATAGAATAACAAGTGCTGTTGATCCATTTAACACACTAGCTATATGGTTATATCCAAGTAAGAATAATCCTAACACAACAGGTATTTGTGATAGATTATTAATTTATAATTATGTAACTCAAAAATGGTCTTTAGCAAATGTTAAAGCATCACAAATTTTTAAACAATTTGTAGTAGCTAACACAGTTGAGTTAATGGATATTATTAGTGAAAACTTAGAAGATATTAATATTTCACTAGATACAGCTTTCTGGACCACAGGTCATTTATATTTAGGTGCAATAGATGAAAATTTTAAAGCATCAATATTTAGTGGAAAGAATTTAGAAGCTGAATTAGAAACAAAAGAAACAGAAATATTTCCTGGAGCAAGAGCAAACATAACTGGCATAAGACCATTGGTTGACGCTAGTGCAAATGTAATTGTTAAAACAAGAGATAAATTAGCCGATGATGTAACATCAAGTGCATCAGCAACAATGAATGATAGTGGTATCAACCCTGTAAGAAAAAGTGGTCGATACTTTAGGGCTAATGTTAAAATACCAGCAGAGTCTATTTGGAGTCATGCACAAGGTATTGATTTAATAGCAACACCAGGAGGGTCAAGATAATGAGTGATAAAGTTGATATAGATAATGTTCGTTACTCATTTGAAGCACAAGAGCTTTTTCAAAGACAAGTAGAAGAAGCTGTAAATAATTTAGTAAATAAAAACAATACAGAAAACGATAAAGCGTTTAACTGGTTTATGGGGTAACATGACAACAAATATAAAAGATTATTCAACAACACAAGCAAACAATACTTCTTTAAATGGCATCAGTACAGCAGAGGGGATGCTTCCTAGTAATTTGAACAATGCCATAAGAGGATTGATGAAAAATACTAGAGATTGGTTTAACGATGCACAATGGATTGAGTATGGTGATGGTAGTGGTGCTTATACTGCGGCTTATGCTTCAGGCACATCTTTTACAATCAATGGCGTAGATGTAACTTCTATTTATCATGCTGGTCGTAGAATTAAATTAACAGCTAGTACCCCTGGAACAATTTTTGGTACAATTGCTAGTTCATCATTTTCTACAAACACTACAATAAATGTTACTTGGGATAGTGGCTCATTATCCAATGAAGCTATTACAAATGTTTATGTTGGTGCTTTATCGAAAACAAATTCATCTATCCCAGAGGGTATAGTTGTAACAGCAACTCTTGCAGATGGTTCTGTAACTAATGCTAAACTTGGTGCTGACTCTGTAAATGGAAGTAAAATTGCAGATGATAGTATAAACTCTGAACACTATGTAGATGCTTCAATTGACACACAACACATAGCTGACTCTCAAATTACGACAGCTAAAATTACAGATGGTAATGTTACTCTTGCCAAGTTAGGAGCAGATTCAGTCAATGGATCAAAAATAGCTGACGACTCAATAAATTCAGAGCATTATGTTGATGGCAGTATTGATACACAGCACATAGCAGATTCACAAATCACAACTGCTAAGATTGCAGACTCACAAATTACTTCTGCTAAAATAACAGATGGTGCAATTGTTAATGCAGACGTAAATTCTTCTGCTGCGATAGATGCTACAAAAATTCATGATGGCACAATTTCTAATACAGAGTTTGGTCATCTAAATGGTGTTACTTCAAATATTCAAGCTCAAATAGATGCTAAAGGTGCAGAAAATGCTAATTTAAATACTATTGGTGGCTTATCAAATTCAGATGGTAATTTTATTGTTGGAAGTGGATCAACTTGGGTAGCAGAAAATGGTTCAACTGCAAGATCATCACTTGGACTTGGAACTATATCAACACAAGCTGCGAATAGTGTAGCAATATCAGGTGGTACGATTACAGGACTTGGTTCTCCATCTGCTAGTTCAGATGTTGCAACAAAAAATTATGTAGATAATTTAGTTACAGGATTAAAAACAAGAATTATTACAAGAGCATCAACTACAGGAAATATTACACTATCAAGTGATTTACAAAATGGTGACACATTAGATGGAATTACACTTGCCACAGGAAATAAAGTTTTAGTTAAAGATCAAACAGATGCTACTGAAAATGGTATTTATGATGTTGTGGCTAGTGGTACTGCTACAAGAAATACAGATTACAATACCGTTGAAGAACTTGCTGGACAATTAGTAATTGTTCAAGAGGGTTCATCTAATGCAGATAAAATATTTTTATGTACTACTGATAACTCAGGTTCTATTGGTTCAGTAAATATTGTATTCACAGTTGTTACACCATCCAATGTTGGTGATGTAACTTTAAATGGAGTTCAAACTTTAACAAACAAAACTTTAACCTCACCAGTTATTTCTGATATTGTTACAGCATCTAATGGAAATATTAATTTAACACCAAATGGAACTGGTAAAGTTGTTGTTAAAGGAAATACAAATCCTGGTACAGTTGTATTCAATTGTGAAAGCAATTCACATGGTCAAACAGTAAAAGCCCAACCTCATAGTGCTAGTGTTACAAACGTACTAACATTACCTGCTGGTGGAGATCAAGAAATAGTTGGAACAACAGCTACACAAACT